GGCGGCAGCACCCCGGATTTAGGCTAGTTTTGACTTTTTCGAATTGGTCATTTTTCTTGGAAAAGTACAAACGCACTTTTTGCGAACAGGTCTTGTTTTTGCAGAAAATCGAATTATATTTGGCGAAAAATGTTCGTTTTAATCAAATGGAATGTGATTCTGATTTTTTATCATAGAAATTGTACTTATGCAAGAAACAGCCACTTTTCGTGAGTTCGCAAAAAAGGTTGCGTACTCAGAGGCGATGGTTCGCAAATGGGTCAAAAATGGAACTATTTCTAAAAAAAGTTTGGATTATGACGACCCCAAAAGACCGACGATTATAGTTGAACTAGGTTTAAAAGATTTAGCTAAAAACCAACGTAAGTCGATCAACTCAGAACCAGCGAAACGGAATGCTTTTAAAGACAAGGTAGGTACCCCTGGAAAAAAGAAATCCTACGTGCCGCAGATCAATGAGGAAACAGGCGAAGCCATTTTTACCGAAGAAGAATTGGAGGCAGGATTGTCCACGGTTCAAATGCTTTCAATGTCGCTTACCCAACTTGATAAAATGAAGAAAATTCATGAGATCAAGGTTATGCGAATGAAACACGATAAGGAGGCAAAGCTGCTAGTGCCAAGAGAACTGGTTAATAAAGAACTTTATGAGTCCGCACAGATGTTGCGCTCGGCTTTTGAGAATTTCTCCGGCCGTACCGTAGATCAGATTCGGGATGCCCCAGACCGGGATTCTGCTTTAATAATTATGGAGGATGAAGTGGATATGATCTTGAATAGCACGGCAGATATTCAGGAAAAACTTGACAACGCAATTGAGCAGTATGAGTGATCGTAGATTAAGCACCGTTGGTTCGTTCTTTCAAGGTTTGCGTCCCGAAGAGCGGCTTACCGTTTCAGAGTGGGCGGACAAGCATCGGATCGTAGAAGGCGGTCCGAGACCTGGGCCGTACTCCACGGCAGAGACTCCATATCTTCGTGCTATCATGGATGCTCTTTCTACGCGGTCTTCCTACCGGGAAGTCATCTATAAAAAAGCCGCACAGATTGGTGCGTCGGAAGCCGGGTTCAACTGGATCGGGTACAAGATGGATATTAGCCCCGGCGTGATCCTGGCGGTTATGCCAACGGAAGGCCAGATGAAGCGGAATTCGAAACTTCGCATAGATCCGATGATCCGGGCAACTCCCCGGCTTTATCGGAAAATGGCGCGGGGTAAGCGTTCTTCTCAAAATACGATTCTGCAAAAGGAGTTTCCAGGCGGATCGCTCGTGATGGCCGGGGCTAACTCGGCATCAGGTTTGCGGTCCATTCCGGCTGAGTCCCTCATGCTCGATGAGGTGGATGCATATCCTACCGATTTGGAAGGAGAGGGTTCTCCTATTAAACTGGCGCAGGCGCGTAACAGGAACTTTAAACGGGGTAAGACTTTTATGCCGTCCACACCTACTGTGGCGGGCGCGTCACTGATCGAATCGCAATGGGACAAGACGGATCAGCGGAAGTTTTTTGTTCCCTGCCCCCATTGCGGAACTATCCAGGTGCTCGAATGGGAACAGATGAAATGGGCCGGTAACGATATCGTTCTTTCTCCACCGACCACGTATTACGAGTGCAAGCATTGCGAAGGAAAGATCTATGAAAAGCATAAGCGTAAAATGCTTGCTTCCGGCGAGTGGATTCCGACTAAGCCGGAGAACATAAGCCCTACCCGGATTGGGTTCCACAACAATTCGCTCGTATCGCCCTGGTTCACTTGGGCGCAATGCGTGGAGGAGTTTTTGAAAGCGCAGGGGAATGAGGCGGATATGATCGTGTTCACGAATACGATTTTAGGCGAAACCAGTAAGGCTTCCGGCGAAGCACCGAATTGGAATGAGGTCTACAACAAGGCCAAAGACAGGCCTCGGAACAAGCCGAACAAGCACGTCCGGTTTATCACGATGGGCGTGGATATCCAGAAAAACAGGATCGCTACCCACGTCATTGGCTGGGGCCCTGATAAACGGGCTTGGGTTTTGGATTATGAAGAGTTGCCCGGCAACGTGGAGGAGCCGCAAGTTTGGGCGGATCTCCGGGAAGTAATTGGCCGGAAGTACATTCGGGAAGACGGCTTGGAAATGCCAATCCATAAAACCTGTATCGACTCCGGTAACTGGGCGGACAAAGTGTATACTTTTTGCAAGCCTTATTCGGCCAGTAAGAAAGTGGTGCCTGTGAAAGGGCGCGACGACCAATCGACGGTTTACAGCGCTCCGGTTTCCGTAGCGAAGACGGCCGCAGGTAAAAACGCTGGCGGCGTAATGCTCTACCATGTCGGTTCGACACTTCTTAAAAAGCAGCTGTACCTTGATCTCCGACTGAATAAAGTGGATGAAGATCCTATTGGGCCTCCGGGGTACATCCACCTGATCAAATTAGACCAAACGTATTTTGAAGGTCTGGTAGCGGAGGAGGAACGGATTACCTACGAACGTGGGTACCCAAAACCGAAATGGTTCAAAATTTTTCAACGGAACGAACCGCTGGATACGATGAACTACGCCCGCGCAGCGGCTTCGATAGCTGGTTTGGATACCCGCGATAACGAATGGATGGACGCACTTTGCGATACGTACTTCAAACGTACTCCGAAACCTGTTAATCCAGAAGATAAAACGCTTCGCTCTGACGGTAGGGATTTTTGGGGCGATTAATAAGGATTTTCAGGAATATTTACTTACTTTTCAGCGATTTTAAACAAAAATAATCAGGTATGAACGGGTACCCATGTGTACAATATCCAGTACCTCCGGCCACGCAAGCCGCTTTGGATTCGCTGTTTGCAGCGATTACCTCGGGCGCGAAGGTCGTTCAGTACAAGGATAAGCGGGTAGAATACCACAGTATCGAAGATATGTGGATGATTTACCGCTGGCTGAAAAACTCTCTGAATTCTTGTACTTTTGGAGGGCACTCCCGCGTAATAGCTGATTATAGCTCGGGTCTGCAAAGACCTTACGGCGATTTAGAAACCGAAGAACATTTCCGCGATTACTGATGGCGAACCTAATTGACAAGACCATTGAATATTTCTCGCCGCGTGCCGCCTTTGAAAGAGGTCGGTATCGCAAAGCTGTGGAGATTCAGCGGAAGTATAATGCCGGAGAGCTGAGTAAGCGTACCAGCAAAGTAGACCGTCAAACCCGTTCGCCTCACTTCGAAGTGAATGGAGGTTCACAGAAACGTCTTCGAGGTTTTAGCCGTGAGTTGGAACGAAATTCAAAGTGGGTAAAGAAAGCTTTGAAAACCATTCCAAACAACATCATCGGGGCGGACGGCATCAGGCCCTCCTTCGACGGTAATATCACAGAGCTGAGTAAAACCCGTTTGAAGAATATCTGGAAGCGTTGGGCAGAAACGACCGAATGCGACTATCGCGGACGTAACACGATATACGGTCTGCAATACATGATCGATCAGGCTATGCACCGTGACGGCGAAGTTCTCGTTATTAAACGGTGGATGCCCGCAGGCAGGTTTGAAACTATTCCGCTGAAATTTCAAGTATTGGAAGCTGATTTCTTGGATGATGATTACACGCAAGACCTGGATAATGGCCACTATGTTATCAACGGCGTGGAATTTGACGAGAACGATCAGCGCGTGGCGTACTGGATTTTCCAGCAACACCCTGGCGGCTCAATCGTGTGGTCGTTGCCGGAGAGAGAACGGGTTGCAGCCTCCGATGTTCTTCACATTTTTCGGGAAGAACGTCCGGGACAGGTTCGAGGTATACCGTCAGGCGTTCAGGCGTTTCTTAATATCGAAGATTGGAACGAGTTCCAGGATGCACAGCTTATCGGGAAGAAGGTTCAGGCAGCTTTTGCGGCTTTCATCAAAACGGCGGGAGATATTCCGGCAACCGTGGATGAGAAGAACCGTGCAAGTAAAATTCAGCCTGGGATCATCGAATATATGTCTCCGGGGGATGAGGTTGAATTTGCGAACCCGCCGAAAGGAGATTCAGATGATGGTTATAACCGTTGGCAGGCGCTAGGTATCGCAGCCGCATACAGTCTTACCTATGAGGCACTTACAGGAGATTTGAGTAACGTCAATTTCTCGGCCGGCCGAATGGGACACATTGAAATGGGGCGCGGATTCGCGCATGAACAGCATCAGGTAATCATACCTCTTTTCTGCGATCCAGTTATCAAAGCAATGGTTTTAGCGGCCAGATTACAGGGTTTGCTTCCTGAATCCATTACCGTGGATCTTGAAGTAAGTTGGACCCCGCCGCGCCGCGAAATGATCGACCCGACCAAAGAAGTACCAGCAAGTATCGAAGCAGTACGCGGTGGCATTACGTCATGGCAGGAAGAAGTTCGTGGACGCGGATGGAACCCCGACGATCTTATCCGGGAAATCGCAGCAGCGCAAAAACTGTTTGATGATAATGGTTTGGTTATCGAAGCGGATGCCCGCGTTAAGAAAAACGGACCGCAACCTACTCAGGAAGAAGCACCAGACCCGCCGAAAAAGAAAGGCAGTTAGAAAGATTTATTTGAATTTTTAATTTCAGATTTATATATTTGGCGCTATGGCGAAATTAAATACCAGAAAACAGGAAGTTACGACCCGGCAGATGCAGGCGCGTGCTTCTTTTGTCCCGAATACCTGGAACGAAGAAGAGCGTACTATTGAAGTCGATTTTGCGTCGGAGCGTCCTGTTCGTCGTTTTGACTGGGATAACTGGGAACTATACGATGAAATTCTCGAAATTTCTGAGAAAGCCATTGATTTTGGTCCGCTGAACGCGGGTGTTTCGATCTTGAAAGATCACCGTCATGCGGTAGATAGTATCGTAGGTATCACGGTGAAGGGCTGGATTGAAGGGAAAAAAGGTCGTGCTCTTATTCAACTAGACGATGATCCGGCCAACGAGCAGTTTCGTCGTAAAGTTGCCAAAGGTATTATCCGTCAAATTTCGGTCGGGTATGAGGTTAACGAATACGTTAGAACCAAGAAAAATGAAAAAGACAGAGCCGAAATCCCCAAGTACACCGCGACTCGCTGGATGCCACGAGAAATCTCTTTCGTCGCCGTCCCTGCTGACGAGACCGTGGGTAGCAGAAGCGCCGACCTTAAAGCCGTCTCTGAAAGAGAGATGAAACTGCGTAATTCAACCAATTTACATACAACAACCATAATCAGACAAATGGAGGACGAAAACGAAGACGTAGTAACAGACGTCGTAGAAGACCCTACTCCCCAAGCTGACCCTGCTGCCCGTTCGAAAACGAAGCAACAGAAGAAGCCTGCGAGGTCGAAAAAGCAAGATCCCGAAGAGGAAGAAGATAACGACTCGGAAGAGCGTTCTTTCGACGAAGGGATTCAGGCTGAACGTGCTCGTGCTTCTTCTATTCGTACGATTGTGGCTGATGCGGGTTTGGGAGGAAATTTTGCAGAACGTTTCATCAAAGAGGGGCACAACCTGGATAAGGTTCGTCAGCTCGTTCTTGAAGAGCTTTCTGGCAAACGCTCCGGCAACGGGGTAAAAGGCGCGTCACCTGACGTTTCAGTGAAACGTGATCAGGCAGACCAACTGCGTAAGGTGCGGTCCATCGCTATGGCGGCACGTGCGGGGTATGTTGATATGGACAAACTGGATAACGCTATCCAGGTTCAAGCCGACAAATACCGTTCGTTCAGTCTTATGGACATGGCGCGTACATGTTTGGAAGATGCAGGCGTGAACATCCGTGGATGGTCGCCGGAACAAGTTGCCAAAGCGGCTATTCAGGGTCGAGGTACCTCGTCAACTTCTGATTTCCCTGAGCTTTTAGGCGGAGTAATCCACCAAGTATTGCTTTCGGCGTATGAAGAGATCGATGACGTGTGGCGCACTTTCTGTCGCGTAGGATCGGTTAACGATTTCCGTGACCACCGTATGATCCGTTCATGGGGTCTGCAAGATCTACCCGTAGTTAACGAGACTGAGGAATACAAAAATATTCCTTTGGTGGATGCTACCGGCGAGATCGTACGCGTGTTCAAACGTGGGGGTATCGTAAACCTCTCATGGGAAATGATTGTGAACGACGAGCTGGATACGTTCTCTAACGTAATTGCTGACTTGACCCGTTCATACTACCGTACCATCGAGAACACGGTATTTGCTACGCTAGCAATGAACAGCGGCAACGGGACGATCACCAACATTACGAGCGCGGGCATCGGAATCACCCTCGGTCAAAAC